TCCATTATCATTTTTCCCTATGAGAAAATCTGTTGTATTCGCAATCTTACATATTTTCTTAAACTGTTCTTCTGTAAGTTCTTTAAGAAAATTGTCTATAGCCTTGTTTCTTTTTTCTGTCAACTTTTGAATTTGTGGAAGATTTGAGCAATTCGCGTTATATATATCTTTTATTCTTATTCTTTTTTCTTCTTTTCTATTATCTTCTTTTCTATTAGGCACGAGTGGTAGTCGAAGTTTCGACGAATTGTCGTCGAATAGTAGTCGAATTTGAGAATTGTTTTCCTCATAAGCAGGTATTTTGCTTTCTGTAGGTTTATCTATCTTTTGAAAAGTATTCCAACTGGTAAGGGTGTAATACATATTTCCGTCACAAGAGTAAAAGATTACGGACATCTTAGAGCTTATCTCAGATAAGGTTTTTTCAATGTCGGCAATTCTTAAATCATCTTTGTAAGGGAAAAGGACAGCCTTAATATACGCTGGACTTGCTTTGCCTCTGCCTTCATCATCAGCTATAGAGAATAAACCTATAAATACTAATTCTGCTAAACTTGATAGTGTCCCAAAGTCTTCGTTTATCCAAATAGAAGGATCTATCATTCTCTTCCTTGCCATTTCTTTCTCCTTTCGTAAAATTAAAGGGCTAAAACTTATGTTGTCTTAACCCTTGTTGATATAACTTTTTCCTATTAATTTTATAAATTCTTCTTCTGTATGAGTTTTCATATATTCTTTTTGTGCATCTATTCTTAATTGTTTTATAATATCCTCATCATTATGGCATTTTCTACATAGTAACTTTACAAATTTATGCTCCATACTTCTTTTTCTATTACTTCCACCAAATATTTCGTGTGGGTCTAATCGTTTTGAGTATTTACCACAAAATTCGCATATTCCTTCTTTTACTAGGTTTTTATCTCTTTGCCTTTCCAGTTTTGCCAACTTGCTAGATTTCTTTTTCAGTCCACTTTTGACCGTATTTTCTGTACACTTCTGTCCGGTTTTCTGTATAGTTTTTGGCACTGGGTGGAAGCTATTGCTTAGGTCTGTTACTATCATTTTGTAGCACCCCAGCTTTCTATTAAACTGTCAAGTTCTTCTTTCGACATAGTTTCAATGTTTAATTGCTTGCAATCTTGCACTATTAAGTCTATAAGTCTACTCATTTCTGCTGTATCATAAGTACTAGATCCATAATAAGCTAATACATTTGTATAACCTTCCAACTTACTTTTTGTAGTTTCACATACCCAACCTAAACCATTTTTAGTCCAAGCCTCTATAAATCTTTCTACAGCTTCATTTTTAACTGGAATAAC